CAGGATCTTTGCCCGGTCCTCGTCTGACATCATCAGAGCCCGAACACCCGCAACGTTCAGGCCGGCGCCAACATTGGAGTCTGGCTTCAGCCGCTCCTTCAGGGTTGCGATTGCTTGATCGATTCGCTCAATGTCGCCAATCGCCGGACCACCTACGAGCGCGGCAATTTCTTCTCCGAGGAAACGGAAAACGTTGCCGGTGTTGGCAATCGTCTCAACGGTAAAGACGACAGCAGAGCCAATGCCGCGGATGAAAGATGCAATTCCTTCGGCGGTTTCTTTCTGCTGCGCCAGCTCGAGGATTTGGTTGGAAAGATCGTTGAGCGGGCCGAGCAACTGATCGGCTACTGATAGGCCCAATCCGCCGGCGGCGGTCTTGATGCGGTCGAGGTTGTCGTTGAACTCGCCGGCACGGGCGGCAAGATCACCGGAGATGACGCCACCAAAACGCTCAAGTTCATCCCCCGACTTTTTGATGCCCGCCGTTCCTTCAGCGAGGATCGGGAGGAGTTCCTGCCCGCGCTTCCCAAACAACATTTGCGCGACAGCTGCGCGCTGGTTGGCATTCGCCACGGAGTTAAGCGCATCGCCGATGCGGCCAAGCTGCTGATCCGCGGGGATCTCAATAAGCTCTTTTGCGCTCAGGCCGAGCGCGTCAAACACTTTCGCGACTTTGGAGCCGGGATCGAGAGCGGAGTTGAGGGTTACTGCCAGCTTCTTCAGGCCGCCCTCAAGCGCGCCCTGAGAGACGTCCGCCAGTTGCGCAGCGTACTGAAGTTTCGAGAGTGACTCGGTGCTGATGTCGAGTTTGCCGGCGAGAATGCCAGCAGCATCGGCGGAGTCGATAGCGGATTTGATGAAGAGCACAGAACCAGCAGCGGCAGCTGCCGCACTGGCTGCGACGTACTTGGCTGCTTTGCCAAAGTCGGCCGCAAACGAATCAATGTCTTTGCCGGTTTGCTTGGCGGCATCACCGGACTTCTTGACGCTGGCGCCGAACGCCGCAGACGCGGCCGTGGCTTTATCGACCTCGCGAACGAAGACGGAGCCGTCAGCCCCGATGGCGACTTCGACTAGGGGTTTTGCCATGGCTCGAGGTCCGCTTGTTCAGTTCGTTGATGGTGGTCAGTTCGAGCAGTTGCACCTGGTCGAACAGCTCCGGCGTCATGTCGGCGCCGGACAATCTGGCGGCGGCCTCCAGCCCTGCGTAGCTAAGCCCGACACGGTGACCCATGCCGGACACGATCCACTGTGTCTGGCACCGCATGAACAAAACGACCGCCGACCAGTTCTCTGGCTCTACCTCGAACGCCTGCTCCCGCTGCGCGTCAACGAGTTTTGCTATCTCGTCGCTCGCGACACCCCAGTCGCGCAGGTCTGACTCGAGGTCATCATCACCGCCGCGCGCACGGGTGAGGTGCAGCGCGGCGTCTATCAGTTTTTTCTCGTGCGACCAGCGATGCCCTCGACATAGGCATCAAACAGCGCGGGGGATGCGAACGTATCAGCGATGAGCGCCTCGCAGATGTCGGCATTGCTCATGCTGACGGTGCCGCCGATTTCGTCTGCCACCTGTACGCCGGAAACGGAGACGAGGACGGATGCCAAAAACTCCGTCATCAGGCGGGACTGCTCGGTGGATGTCTGATCGGGTGCGGAGATTTCGCGCAGGCGAGACTGCAGGTCGTCGCGCTCCATGACGCGGAACGTGGCGTTGAACGAGGCTTTGACGTGCTTGCCGTTGTCGGGCTCAAACACGGACACGGGCCATTCAAACGTGCGTGACTTCTTGAGGGTAAACATAGAGAACACTCCTGACCGTTGAAAAAGTGACCGTTGAGGAGGCGGCGCCCGACGCGCGCACGGTCAACGCGCACGCCGGACGTTGTCGCTGGGAGGAGTGGCCCAGCGCCGCCGTTTACTTCACCGTGATGGTGAATTCGTCGTTGCCGCTGGACGGCACAAATGCGAGGTTCATCTCGATCGTGGATACGCCAGCGTTTTCTGCGTAGCGCGGGCTGAACACCTCCACCGCAGGCGCGTCGAACTGCACGATGTTGCCGGCGGTAATGCCGTGAACAAGCTGCATTGACGACGTGGTGGAAGCCAGCGCCGTTGTGAACCAGTTCTTAGAAGTGATTGCCGGCGCCTCGATTGCAATCGTTCCGACGGGCGCGCGGTCCACCAGCTGGATGGACTCCGAGCCCACAACGTTCTGATATTGCAGATCGTTAGCCAGATCAAACGTGAACGCGTACATCGGGCCTGTTGTTGCGTGGAACGAAAACGTCGGCGTGTTCGTTTTGTTCACAGCGAGCGGGATCTGCCAGCCCGTCAGAGTCAGGGCGGGATCCGCAACGGAAGTCGGCGTCACGTACAAGCCCATGAACATGAACTTGAACGCAGGGATGGTGCCGGGCGTCATGTCGACAGTGAACGTGCCGCGCGCGCCGACTACCGTGTGACGTTGGCCGTCGTGATAGAAGTGAAGCGTTTGCGTCTTAAAGTTCGACACGGTGCTGGTCGGAGCATAGACAGCCGACACGCCGGCGTTGATCGTCTCAACGAAGCCGCAAGACTTGAACAGCGTGCCGTATTTTGGGGCAGTCCCTGCTGCGCCGGAGCCCGCCACTTCAACCTCAAACTCGACCTGCACGTACTGCCCGACCTGAATCTGCAGCTCGTTGCCGAGCACAGCCTGGTCGAGGTTACGGCCGATCGTGTCACCCGCGAGCGGAGTGATTGAGAGGTTCCGCGTGACAAACGCGTTTGCGGCGCCAGTCGGCGCGGCATCGGTTCCCGGCGTGGTTTCTTCTTTCGCGAGCAGAATTTTCTTTCTAGCGAGCAATGGCATGTTGAGTTACCTCGTGGTGGTGCCCTTGGGGAAACACGACGTGCCCGCGTCGCCCCAGGGGCGGCAGGAGGAATGGGCTCGTCGGATTCGGGGTTAGATCGCGGCGTCGGGATTCGCGGCGGTCGTGCGATACCAGGCGCGGTATGTGAGCCGCGCGAATGCGAGCGGGATGTCACCCGCGTCTTCGATTTCCATCGTGGTGCCGGTCAGCGTCACATCCACGGCAATTCCGGCCATCGTCGGATCCGCAGCAATGGCGGTTTCGACGGACGACGCGATGGCATCGATTACCGCGTCCACGTCTGCAATTGCCTCACTGGCGATCTCGACGACAACATCAACCTCGCGATTCATGCGGGCGGGGTTAAGCACTGGATCCTGCGTGCTGATTTCCGAGTTCGCGAAGATGCCAATAGCTGGCAGGATGTCGACGGGGTAAACGCGCGAGGTGTACACGCGACCACCGGCAAGAGCGCCGAGGAGCGTGGCGAATCGGTTGCGGATTTGCTCTCTGACGTGCGGCATCAGTTCGCCCTACGCCACTTCGCGAGCTCTTTATCGACGCGGTACTTCATCGTCGACTGAAACTCTGCATCGAATATCTCTCGAATCTTTCCCGGCGTGGCGATCGTCGCGAGCGTTCGCGTGACCAGCCCATCGATTGAAACGGACTTTTTCTTGATCGGCAGCTTCTTGGCTCCCGCCCTGTAGAAGACGGCATCGCCTCGCTCGGGGATCAGGAACGCGTTTTTGTCGTAGGTGCGCCCGCCGATCCATGCGTAGGACACTCCGCCCTTCTTCCGCTCGGTGACCTTCCCCAGTCGCTGAACCGGAATCACCCACTGGCCGATCTTGAACACGGCCTCGGCTTTGATTGCTTTTCGGGTCGCGCGCTTGGATGCGCCATTGAAGACCCGCGCACGGGTCACGCTTGATGGGATCTTGTACTCGCGCGAAATGCTTTGCCGCGTCTGGTTGCGCACCTTGCTGCGCGTTCGATCCAGCGCCCGCCACGTAGCCGCTGGCGTCATCTGGTCCGTAATGCGCTGCATAAGCGCGGTCATCTCGCCGACGTTGCCTGTGACGTTCACGAGGTGCGCCCCAGAACCATCAGCGTCAGCCCGACGTCGCTTTCCTGGTAATCAACGACTTTGTAGGTGATGGAATCGACGCGAATCAGATCGCCCGTCACGGCTGTCGATGGCACGTTTTCGGCGTCGGTCAGAATCGTCGAGCGCCAGCGGGATGTGCTGATGCCGCCCGCGCCAGATACCTGAACCTCGGTGCGGTCATAGATGCCGGAGAATGCGCCCGTGCCCCATGTGAGCGGATCGACACTCACGGCAAAGTCAGAAAAGAACACGCCCATATCGGCGGTGTTGTAGTTCACGAGGTGGCCTTGCGCGCTCGAGCGCGGCGAGGCTCAACGTCCTCGATGTCTTCGGGAGCGAGTCGCGCTTTTCCGATCGACACCAGAACGTGCGCGTCACTGTCTGACGCATCAACCACGGACCACGCAGGCACGGCTACGCCGCCGCAGACGGTGTCCGCAGTTATCAGAATTCGTTTCATGGGTTGCCCCAGTAAAGAAAAAGAAAGAGGCCAGGCCTGCCGTGAAGCAGGCCCAGCCTGTCAGCCCGTCATCAGGTGGTGAGGGCGTCGAGCATCGCGGCAAACGATTCAGGGTGACGGACGGCGACGTCCACATCCTGAAGCGCGACCACGCGCACGGTGCCGGCGGTGGAGCCGGTGTAGGGATCGACCAGCAGATCCAGACCCGACCACATGCCGATCAGCAGGTCGCGCCAGTTGCCGAAGAAGATCGCCGAGCAAACGGCGCCGGATGTGCCCTTGACCAGGTTGGAGGCAACCTGGTTGGTGATCACCGCGTTGTAGCCGTTCAGCGGGGTGGAGCCCTCGGTGAACACGAACATGCCCGTGTTGGTGGCTTTCTCCACCGACTTCAGCTTGCCGCGGACTTTTGCGTTGGTGCAATAGGCGAGGTTGCCGACGTCAGCGTTCGCAACCGCCACCGCACTTTCCAGCGCGATGATGTTCGCCCAGCTCGGAGCCGCACCGTTGGTGCCGCCAGCGACGGAACCGATGCCAGCCGTGGACGCAATGCCGGTGGGCTGGTTGGATGCGCCCGAGCCGTGGAGTGCCACGCGGTCGATTTCCAGCGCGAGGATCGTGGCGAGATCGTTGCGAACGAACGCCTCTACATCGATCGAGGACTGGAGGGTCAGGCGGCGGCTGAAGTCGGTGAACGCGCCGACCGTTTTCGGTGACAGCGTCACCTGATCAAACGCCTGTTGCGACTCGGTGGGAGCACCGTTTTCAGCAACCCAGTACGCGGTTGCTGCGGTGGTGTGGCGGGGAATCGCCACGTTGCCATTCAGGCCAGACATCACGGTGGCCACCTGCATCATGTAGCTGCGGTTGCGCAGCAGCGTGATGAAGTCGTTTGCCATCAGATCGGTCTGCACGGTGTGGCCGCCAGCAGTCGTGGTGCCGACGAGCAGGTCACGAGCGAGAACGTCCACGGGCACGGTGATGCCACGGCTGGCGCGGCCGAGCTTCTCGGCAGCCGCACGGCTGGCCTCGAACTCGAATGCGGCAGCTTCTTGCGCGCGGCGGTCGGTCGGGTTGCTGAGCGCATGGATGGCGCGCACGAACGAGAACGACTTGACCTCACGCTCGGACATGCCGATTTCGCTGGACGGCACGGGACGCGTGCGCTCCAGGTGCTCGATCACGTTGGCGCGGAACTGGTCGAGGCCAACGCCGTCACCGATGGCGCGCTCGGCCATGTCTGCGACTTTGAACGTGTCGCCGAGTTTGCGGATACCGCGCACGCGATCGAGCTCGCGGTTGCGGACGTCATTTTCAAGAACGCGCACGTCGACGGCAGGAGCCGGCGCAGGCGCAACTGCAGGCTGGATATTTTCCATGGGAGTTTCCTCACGAAGTTGATGAACAAGAACGGGAGCGGAATCGCTGCCGCTGGTGCGTCCGACGCCGACGGTCACGTCAGCGGGAATGGACACGAGGGAGACCTCAAGCGGCTCCCAGTCCACGGCACGGAACACGTCCGGAGCGGCACCCTTGCCGACCCGTTCCTGCTTCATCTCGTGGATGCGGTAGCCAACGCTCACGCTGCGACGGATGCCGTCGACGACGTCGTTGAAGATCTCGCTCGCGCGCTGCCCGCGTCCGAAACGGACACGGACCCGGCCCCGCCGGTCGCCATCGATGGAGACGTTTTCAACAACGCCGACTTGGTCCGTCGGGTTGTGATCGACCAGGACCGGCCCGCCGTTTTCGAGGCGCCCAATGCGCACCGAGGTCGGAGAGTGATCGAGGATTTCGGTGCCGAAGGACCGGTCAACCGGCTCTTCGGAGGAGAACGCGAGCTCAACAGTTCGAGCCTCGGAGTTGATCGAGTCGCGCGCGACATCGAGCGCGCGGTACTGCACAGGCAAATCAAACTTGCTGTGGGTCATTACTGCCCCCATTGGTGGGTTGTTGCTGCTGAATGGAGATGCCGAGCTGCTCAAGGCGTGATTGCTCGGCGGCCAGCTCGCGCCAGACGTCGTCCGGATCTCGGCCCTGCTCGCGGATGACTTCGCCGCGGGACTTCAGTCCGTTGTTGATTGCGGTGACGTTGGCGTCGGTGTCCTTCAGCGGATCCACCCACGACCAGCGCCGCGGCTGGAAGCTCGCGGACTTGTATCGATCAATGTCCTGCGCGCGGAGGCTGCCGCCGTTGGGAAGTGCCACGGCGTTTTGCAGGCCGATTGCGGTGTCGATCCACGTCTCGTAAACCGGACGAACAAACCCGTCGATGAACCACGTTTGCAGTGATTTCCACGCTTCGCGGTCTTCGAGAACGCCCGCTCGGATCGAGCTGTAATTCACACCCTCCAGATCGTTGGAGAGGCCCGCGTAGGACACGCCCAGTCCGGCGCTGATACCGCGCAGGCACGCCTTTGTGAACTCGCCGAACTGTTGGTGTGGGTAGTCAGGGTTGAACGACGTGAACGACGTGCCGGCCGGCAGCTGCTCGAACGTACCAGGCGAAACGTCTGTAATGACCGCGCCATCGGAATCGGTGTCGCTGCCGGTGTATCCGTCACCTGCGGCACTGGTGAAGAAACCCATTTTCGCAGCGCCGACGCGAGCGGCCGTAATCGCGGCCTCTTCGTATCCCGCCAGCATCTGCAGGCGCGGGAGCGCGGTTGCCAGCATCGGGAATCCGCGCAGCTGGCCGACGTACTCGCTGATGAACAGGTGCAGCACATCGTCAGCCGGAACGGCTGTGTGCCCGTTGTCGCCCTTGAACCAGTAATTAACGGCACGCCCGACGGCATCCACCTCAACGCCGAACCTGATTCGGTTGCGGCCTTGGCGCGGATCGACGTTCAGCTCGACATCGAGCAGGTCCGGATCCATCGCCAGCAGCGAGAACCCGAACTGGTTGCCGGCCTTGCGGTTCACGATGGCAATGAACTCGCCATCCACCGCGACACTGGCAAGCGCCATTTGCTGCATCTGCACCCACGACAACCGGCCGGCGGTGTCGCATGTGGATGCGCGGCCCCACTTCTGAAACGCTGCCTCGATGGCGTCGTTTGCTGCGGTATCGAGCGGCCCGTACTGCGCCGTGAATGCGGGAGAGTTTTCTACCGTGGCCTGTATGGTGATGCCGTTCGGCCCAACCACGTTGGACTTCACCAACTGCACGAACCGGCTTGCGTAGTCGTTGTTTCGGTACTGCTCGCGGCTTCGCGCGCGGAGCACTCGCAGGTTTTTCTGCGTGACGTCGTGAACAGAAACGACGGTCGTCGTCCAGCTCGATGTCAGGCGGTCAGGTGCGCCGGCGGTGTAGTACCGCGTCGCCGGCTGAAACGCGCGCACGGCTGATCCGCCGGCGGTTGCTTTTCGCCGGAACAAATCGAGCAGGCCCACGCTACATCCTCACGCGGATGGTGCCGGTGGCCCCCACCCCTGCGGCGATCTTTTGCGCCTTCTCTTCTGCTGCGAGCTCTGCCTTGTATTTGTCGCGCCACGTCAGCAGCTGCTCGGGGCTCATCTTTGAGATCGAGCGCCCGCCGATGGAGTAGGCCAGTTGATCGGATGAGGCCCTGCCCTCGAGCGTCGCCTCCAGCGCATCGAGCGTGCGCTGCACATGCGAGCGGCCATCAACCGCGCCGGTGGCGAAGTTGGCCTCGACCTTGATCTGGCCGGCGGCGACGGTGTAGCGCTCAGAAGTGGCGGACTTGGTGACATAGGCCTGCCACGCGTACTGGCCTGGCGTCCACGCTGCAGTAGTCGCGGCCGCCAGCGTCACCAGGTGCGTGCCGTCTCCGTAGTCTGTACCGGTCACGGAGAGCCGGACGCCGTCGCGCACGATGGCGTAGCTGAGCACCCAACCGTTCGCCGGCAGATACTGCGGCAGGTTCTTGGTCCATGACGCTGAATCGCCCGCGACGATTTCAGACGGCTCCACGATGTCTGTCATTTCTTCCACCCTGTGGACCATCCACCGCCAGGCCTGCGCGCTCGCGCTGGCTTGCGGGTTTGGACGATGCGATTGATCGGATCTTCAGTCGGTGCCGGTGACGGCGCCTGTCGTTCCTGCTGCGCGACGCGCCGAGAGACGGCGGACCACACAGGATTCAAAATGCGAAGCGCTGCGTATGCGTACACTCGGCAGTCGAGCGCCTCATTGCGTGCGCGGACCTTCACCCACTCTCTGCGCGGGAAGCCCTTGCTGAATCGTGTGACGATTCGCTCGGCGGTCAGCTGCAGGAAGTAATCGTCGGAACGCTCGAACGGGAAATGGCAGTAGCCCGGCCCCACGTCGTCGATTTTCAGGCGTGAGTAGATGGTGCCCTTGGCGTCATCAACGCCCACCAGGTGCAGGTCCACCTTTCGGTTCCCGCCGCCCTGGTGCTTGCGGCTCAGCGTCACCACCGGACGCCCGGCGCCCGCCACGCCCTTCAGAGCAAACACTCGGCGTATGGCGCGCCTGCGGCAGTAGTCGTAAACAACCTGCGTATGCGATCCGCCGGAGTCGATGCCGGTGGCGGTGATGTGCATCGCCGTGCCGGTCTCGTGCTGGTATGTGCGGGTCAGCGCCGCATCGAGCGCAGCCCATACATCCCCGCGCGCCGGATCACCGTGAATGACCAGGTAATCAATGGACCAGCTTTCTTCGCCGTCGCCCCACGCGACCACTTCCATCTCGAGGCGGTCGGACTGGACGTCGACGCCTGCAGTCAACAGCACCGCGCGGTCGGGCACTTCTGCTGTGTATTCCTCGCGACGCGAGAGCAGGCCGGTGTCATCGACACCCTCGCCGCTGTCTTCCCACGTCTCGCCGAGAGACGTGTTCACCCATGTCTTCAGGGTTTCGGGGGAGCGCTTGGCTTCAACGAATGCCTGCGCAATACCGCCCAGCGTGGACCATGGCGAATAGAGCTCAGAGAGATGGAACCCTGCCCGCCCGGTGAACGGCGCCGTCGCCCGCCACTCGCCTCGCCGGATCATCGCGATGCGTTGGCCGTCGTTCAGCAGGCCGCCACAGCTCTCGCAGGCATACTGCGCTTTCTGTGGCTCTCCGCTCGGCCATGAAACGTTGGCCCACTTCAGCACCTGGTATTCACCACAGTGCAGGCACGGCACGAAGAATCGCCGCTGGTCGGATGCCTCAAACTCCAGCTCAATGCGGCTGGCGCCCTTCACCGTTGGCGTGGACGTCAGCAAGATCTTCCGGTTCCAGAACGTCGCGGTGCGTTTGCGCGCGAGGTTTACCGGGTCGCCCTCGGTCCCGGCTGATACCGGGTAGCGATCAACCTCGTCGCAGAGCAGTACGCGGATCGGACGGCTTGCCAAGCTGGCTGGCGAGTTTGCGCCCGCGAGCGTGATGTGGCCGCCGGGAAAAATCTTGTGAAGCAGCGTGTTCGACGACTCGCGCCGACCGCCGACATGCACCAGCTCGGACAGGCAGCTGGTGTCGCGCATCATTGGAGCAAGCCGGTCCTTGGACCATGCCTGCGCCATCTCGATCGTTGGCTGCAGCACCAGTATCGGGCACGGGTCCCGGTGCATCAGGTAGCCGACCAGGTTGTTGATCACTTCGGTCTTGCCGACCTGCGCCGACGACATCACGACAACCGTCTCAACGCGCGGATCAGAGATCGAATCCATGATCCCGCGCTGATATTCGGCGCGGCTGGTGATCCATTTCCCCGGCTCGGCAGAGGCTTCGCTCGACAGCTGCCGATGCGTATCAGCCCACTCCGAAACGGTCTGTTTCGGGGGCGGTGCGAACGCGGCAAAGCAGGACGAGACGAGGCTATTCGCTCTCTTCTGGTCCATCGTCCTCCACCGTCTCGCGGGTCAACTCGGCCAGCGCCTCGAGGACGCCCGCCTCAATCGCGTCTTTAACCTCAACCGTGTCGGTGGATCCGAGCACAATGGGTGTCAGTTTGGTCGGCAGGGACAGCAGTCGAGCCCGGACCCGGCGGAACGCATCCGAGATGGAGCGCGTCACGTCCTCGGCGCGCACCAGATCGCCGCGAACTTCTTGCTCATCGAGCGCGGCTTTGTTCGCCTGGTGGTGAGCAAGTCGGGCGCGCTCGGCGTTTAGCTCAAGCGCACCATCCGGCGTGACAGGTGCGGGCTGCTTGATGCGGCCGGCCGCCTTGCCACGCAGGTTGCGGATGTAGGCGATCCGGCACGCGTCTAGGTCGAGTCCGCCCGGCCCTTTTGCTGGCGGAATAACGCCGTTGGCGATCAGTTCGCGGACGGAATTGATCGACAGATCGACGTGATCGCCGACCTGTTTAAGCGTTGCCAAATGCAGCCCCCGCTAAGTGCATGAAATATATAGGGCGTTTTTGCCGGGCCGCTCAAACC